GGTGTTACGTCTACTAATAATTGTGCCATATTATTGTTTTTTGATTATAGAAGATTTATCAAATTTTATAAGCTCGGCTGTAAATGCAGTTTGTTTTGAACCAAAATCTTGGATAATGTATTCTCCTTGTTCTGCTGGGTAGTTACCGTTTTCGTCTTGTTTATAAGCTTCTTTACTGGTTAAAAGATTAAGTTTAGCAGGCAATTCTTTCGTAAGTAGGTCACTTCTTTTACTAGGAACTACTACCATTATTTTGTCAGGTTGAATAAGAGATAAAGCAGCTAAATCTTCTCTTTTTCCAATATCAGCATACCCTCCTTTTAAAAGCCGTTCTTCTCCTTTTATCATTACAACATTGTTGAAACCATTAGCCTTAAGAAAATCCGAAAGTTTATTACCCATTGCTTTTGGGTCAATTTTATTATCAGCTTCATTAATATTCTCTTTAACGCTTTCTTTATAGTTATCGTATAAGTCTTTTAAATACTCTTCGTCTTTAATTTGTTTATCTTTAAGACCGTGAGCATGAATAAACTGTGCAAACTTAATAGCATCTTGATTTTCGTTAACATTTTCTCCTACAAAGCCGCCGATTTGTATTTTGATACCATAATGATCAGCGATAGCTTCGATTACTTCTAATGCCTCTTCTTCTTCTGAAAATTCTGAATCAACTGCTCTATCCTGAATAAGATTAATAAATTCTTGAAGACCGCCTACTCTTTCATTTAAAGTTCCTTCTTTGAATAAGTCTCTAATAGGAACATGAAGGTTAAGTTCATTAGCTAAATGAGAAACAACGTCATTTTTTACAAATTGATCTTCTTTTACAAGATCTTCAATTAAATCTTTTCCTGCATCTAAAAATTTAGCTTTAAGTGCTTGATCTAATAAGCCTTCTATTCTTCTAGCTACTTCTAAATCTAACGATTGATGATTTTCTTTTAGTACATGCTTAATTACTTTCTTAACTGCTTCTTTGATATCTACAGTATTTACTTCTTCTAAATTAGTATGATAGAAATCGCTAAACTCTTGTTTTATTTCTTCATCAGACTTACCTCTAATATCTTGTCTATGCATTTTTACAAAGCTAGTAAGCATTTCATCATCTACTTCAGGAAATAAAGGTTTAATTTCTTTTACTCTATCTTGTACCATTTCGCTTTCAAACTCATCATCGTCAATATGCATTTGCTCTGCTGCTACTTTATTTTCTTCTATAAAGTCATCTTCATCCATTTCATTACCATCGAAATCAACAAAGTAATAGTATCCTTCACTACCATCTTTACCGTAAATTTCATATCCGTTTTTTCCTTTAACTACTCTAGTTATTACACCAAAAGTTTCGTTAGGATCATCATCTCCAGGTTTAAGCTCTGCAGGATTAATATTTTCTGAGTATGTAGGTTTAGCAGCTTTAGCGGCGGCAGCAGTTGCTGTTTCTTCGCTCTTTTTTATCTTATCAATAGAAGCTTGTAGCTTATCTACTGGAATGCCTAACTTCTTGGCTAGATCTTCAACAGCACCCTCTTTCAATAATTTAGCTAACTCTTTTTTAGTATCTTCATTTAAGTTAGCTTTCTTCATAGCATTAAACGTATCTGTATTACCTTCAGCTTTACCGCCTTTAGGGTCAACAGTACCTTTAAAAAGTTTCTTTTGATCTACTTCTACTTCTCTATCATGTTTGTCTACTTTTTTAGAATCTCCTGATAGTAGGTGAAGATAGTGGTTAACGTCTTTTTCTAGATTCTTCTCTGCTTTTTTCTTAGCTTTAGCATAATCTTCTTCAGAAACAGTTTCGTTTGACATCAAGCCCATTTTTTCAAGCTCATAATCAACTCCTCTTTCGAGAGCTTCTAGAGGATACCCAGGGGCTGGTTTATCGTATTCAGGAGTCTCTGCTTTTGCTTCAACAAGCATTCCTTTATTCTTTAGAATTTGTACTGTGTCTTCGAATCCATTATATGGAGAGATAAATCTTGGCACTTCCATCTTTGCATCTCTTACGAATTGAGATTTTGGGAAGTTACCTTCCAGTACTGCGTTATATTTTTCTTGTAGAGTCTTCATCTAAGTAATCAAACATTTTAGTGTTATATGGTCTCTTTTTATTTTTTACTGCTTTGAAACCTAATTTTTCTAAATATTTTGTAGCACGATTTTTACCTCGTCCTTTTTTAAAAGCGTATGGAGTAGCGTATTGAGCGCCGACTCCTGGTGTAAATGAAGCTCCTGTGCCGGTTGCGCTAATCTCTTGAAGCTCTTCTAGAACTTCTTTGACTATAATTCGCAACTCACTTACCTTCATAGCTTTTAAGTTCGTTAACTAAATCATAATATTGCATTAGCTTTACTAAATGATCGTCAACAATTTTTTCTTTTTTAGAGATAGGCTGAATGTTTTTAGCAACTTCCTCTAATTTAATCTTTACTACATCGTCTTCAACTGAATTAACTAATTCGTTAACTTGCTTTGAAATCTTTTCAATTTCTTCATTGATTAAATTTCTAAGTCTAGTAGTTGAATTAACTGATGTAATAAATTCTTTTAGTATAGTTTTCTGCTCTGGAAGTAAGTCAGTATATTTCTGGTTAAACTTCTCAAGTAAAATTTTATATACTAAAAGTTTTAAATCTTTATCGTATTTAGAATACTCTTCAATTAAAGTATCTTTTACGTCTTCTTTAACAACTTTTTCAGAGCTTAGATGCTCAAGAATAGTAGTTTTATTATCTACTAAAAATTGAGGATCTACAAGTGCTGATTCTTTATATGCTTCTAATAAACAGTATAGAGCTGCTAGAGGTTTATAATCTCTTACTTTAATAGAGAAAAACTCTTCCATGCTATAGTGCTTTTTTAATTCACTAATCAGCTCATATTTTTGTTTTTTAAGAGCGTTTCTATCTAACTTTCTAGATATCTCAATTATGGTTGAAACTATTGTTTCTGCTTTAGAAGGAGAAACATTTTGATTCTTTAATACAAATTCATATAGTTTGAATTCTTTAGTTAAAGAAGATTTACCGGCAAAGAATTTTTTTAAAATAGAAACAGCAGGAGAGTCCTTTTTAGACAAAGTATCTGCTGCAATTTGCTTAACAAGCAATTCGTATATTAAACCGGTATTTTTGTACTTACTATGTTTAATGCGCATTAGTATGAATTTGGGTTAATATCAATTAGATATACACCTTCTGATATAAATAGTAACTAGTCCTCTAAATCTTTAAGTTGATCTTCATCTAGCATTTTACTCTTAACCTCTGGTTTAGCTTCAAAGATTAATTGTTTTTTATCTTCAAACATACCTCTATGTCTATGGTACATTGATTTAGCTAAAGAATCATTGACTTCAGACTCGTTTACATTATCATTATCGGAAGGAAACCCACCCTTCATCTTATGTGTACCTAAACGATCACGACCTCCTAGAGGATCCTTATTAGTGCCGTAGATAGACATTTTTTCTCTTGGACGACCACCTTCTGGACCTGTTAAAGGTTCATCTTCATACCCGGTTGGTACTTCACCCATAGCTGCTCCTCTTTCGGCAGAATCTTGTCTACGACCGTAAATAGAGGCTAGATCATGAGGAGTACCGTAAGAGCGGCCAGATTCTACTGGATCGTTACCTTCGTTTTCAATCTGAGTTAATCTAAATGCTCTTCTGTGATCTTCTTTAACTAGATCTCTGAATTCCATATAAGAATCTTCAGATTGATTAAATAAATTGTCGTAAACATAATCTGTTGGGAATAGCTTAGAATCTAGCATTTGAGTAGCTAGATCCATTTTTTCTTTCATAAGCGCTACCTTCTCTTGTTCAAATATAATAGAAGGATTAGAAAGCTTAATCTCAAAGTTAGTAAGTGATTCGCCAGTAAAGCCTTGAGCGTATAAATGTACTAAACCTATCTTTGTAAGTTCAGATTCCATTATACGTTGAATTCTTTCGATAGTACGAGCGAATCTAATATCTTCGGCAGCAAGTGTTGCTTTACCTTGCAAATCACCTTCAAAGCCAAAGTATGCTTTAGGTACCTTCAATGCAGCAAAAAGCTTCTCTCTTAAGTATTGAATGTCTTGAGTACCGTCATAATCTAAACCTTTAGTAGTTTCAATACGAGTAGAGTTATCACCTCCTCTTACAGGAAGATAAAAATCTTCCATCATATTCTGCATGTTAAACTTAAGGTTGTACTGTCCGGTTTGAGGATCAACATATGGAGTTTTCTTCATAGTGTTGATAGTCTTCTGCATAAAGTTTTCAACCTCGTTAGGTGGTACGTTACCTACATTAATATAGAACATTCTCTTCTCTGGTGCTCTCATGATTCTATGAATCAACATTGCATCTTCCATCAAAGTTAACTGCTTGTATATTTTTCTAGCAGGTTCTATATAAGATCTACCGTAAGGAAGGTAATTAGAATCAGATATCAATCTAAAGTGAGCTACTTCATAATTATCGAATTCAATTACTTTCTTCTTAGATTGCGGTAAGTAGTTAGGATCTTGCTGAGAGGCTAAACCGTCCGGGTCTAACTGGAATGTTACCTTCTGAGGATTTTCTGGATCTTCTCCTTCTCGTCTAATCATATGATAGACTGTGTAAGGTAGTACGTTGTATACTCCGAACTTTTCAGCTATCTCAAGCTTTAAGAAGAAGTCTCCATACTTACACATATTACGAGTCCAAGACCATAAATTAAACTCGATATTTAGTACATCATAATAAAGATTATAAAGTACTCTTTGAATATTTTCATCTGAGGATTTAATGGCTAGTATCTCTCCTTGATCGTTTTTAAGTGTAGATTCGTCTGCTATAATATCTAAGGTAGACGCTAGAATAGGATCGGTATCCATCGCTTCGTAATCAGAATATAGCTGTATTCTAAGGGTTTGGTAGTTAAGGTTTGGATTGAATATATTTTTATTATTGTAAATATATAATCTTGAGAACCTATCTATCAAAGAATTCGTCTCAAACCTTCCTGTTGTTTGTATAGCGTTTATGTCGGCAACTTTGAGTTGATCCCCACCAACATTACGGATCACTACATCAGATCCAAATAATCTACGCAGTCTTGAAAATAAAGAAGTATCTGCCATTAATACGGTTTAATAATAAATAGTCTATTTAACTAGCCAGGAAAAGTCTTCTGTACCATTCCCAGTATCTATAATATAAGGATTATTTTGCTGACTACCAACTGATTTGATTACAGCAGCGTTTTTAGCATTTAAATTAGAAAAGGACGACAATTGTGCTCTAGCTAGGTCCATACCCTGTTGTCTTAATCTTAGAGCAGTATCACGTACATATAGTGCTGTTGCACATGAAATTAGCAAATCATCGTTATAATTAACTTGAGCTTGAGGTTTACCATTTTTCCATACGAAAACTCTCATCTCTCCTATCAGACGTTTAGACTGAATGGTAACTCCTTTCTCTCTAATATACTCTATCATTTTAGCTATAACGAGAGGTCTTGTACGAACCGACATTGTAAAACCGGGTACTAATTTATCTCTTTCATACTTAGACATATACGATTCTACGGTTTCCATGTTATTAGTAGAACTATAGTAGAGATTTTTATATTCTCTTTCCATTATCTGTTCTATAGTAGCCCATCCTATATTTGCATTCTCTACAACTAAAAGTGCATCATTATACTCTGATGCTATTCCTACCAGTACGTTACCGTAATCTTTAGGTGAAAGTTTTCCTTTATACTCGCCTACTTGAACACAGTTTTCTATGTCAAATATATGAAATGCCGAATAGTCAGCAGAATCACCTCTTGCAACGTCAGCTACAACCATATATGATTTAGAGTAGTCAACTCCTTCCCATATCCATAAATTACCATCTACACCTCTTCTTTCTAAAGGATCTTTTTGGTAAGTTTGCTCGTAGAATAACATATCGTCCGGTTCAAATACTGTATCACCAGAAGCTAAGAAGTCACAGTCACATTCTTGGCCTGCCATGCGAGGACCTAAATCTGAGTCTTGTTTATCTCTCCAGGCTTGGTTTCTTTCAGGATGTACTGTCCACGGTAGTTTTATCGGTAAAAAGCTATTTTCACCGGCTTCTGCTTTATCCCAAGTCAGGTGAAACCAGTTACCGATTCCGTTAGGAGTTGATAAAGCCATACACTGTCCACCGGTTGCTAAGGTTTGCTGTGCTGCAGTAAATGTTTCGTCAATATTGTCGATAAACGCTGCTTCATCTATTAAAAGTAACGATACTGCTTCTGATCGAGCTGCATCTGTATTAGATGATTTTGCTTGTATTTTTGATCCGTTTTTTAATCTTAAAGATAATTTGTTCTTTTCTACGTGCGGCAGTCTTAACCATTTAGGTAACTGATCATACATGAATATCGTCTTAGATACTAAGTTACGAGCAGTAGCTTGAGTAGTAGCTAAAGCAAGTACGTTTTTATCTTTATGAAAGATCATTAACCATAAAGCATATGCAGAAGCTAAGGTTGAGATACCAAGCTGTCTAGATTTTAAAGTAATAATATATTGATTATCTCTAAATAACCGTAGTACTTTTTCTTGGAATGGATATAAAGCAAAGAGTATTCTACCTCGGGTTGGGTGCTGAATATGGCAGTACTTCTTCATGAAATACGCCGGATCCTTAGCGCACTTGATGTACTCTTGTGCGATTACTTTTTTTATATTTTGTGACATAACTATTTACTTTTACTAACCTTTAATCCTAATTTATCCGAATCGTGGTTAGGACTATTTTTAGAAGCATGTACTACATTAAAGTTTCCTGAGTCAATAACTGAAGTAACTCCTTGAAGTGCTGTTGTGTCTAAATAGTACTTTACATACTTAACTTCGACATAGTTATTAAATGCTTCATTAAAATTAAATTCAGGATCGTTATTTATTTCTTTCACGAAAGCTTTTTCTATAGCAATTCTGTCTCTATGTGATTGTTCATCTTCAGGAGCTCTACCTAATTTAGGAAAATGAGGATATTTAGCTTTATAATCCTTAATAGCCTTTTTAAGTTCATTACTGCCAAATTCATTTACAGCCATAAAAGCTCCTTCATATACTGAATGCTTATCTATAATATTAGTAAATTTTCTAAGAGTATCTGAAATATCTCCATCTGCTAAATCAACTAACTTTAAAACATCAATATACTTAACTGTATTACCTACTGAGGAGCCAGATTTAGCACTAACTTGAATTCTTTCTTCTCCTTTATATAAAATATAATCTAATAATCTATAATTACCAGCTGCTGGAAATACAACTGAATCACAGCCATGTTGCTGTCCAAATAGTAACGCACCGTGTAGCTCACCGAAGTTTTTATTTACTTCGTTAAAAAATCCTTTAGGTAATTCAGCCTTGTCTTTATCAGAGATAGGATTCTCTCCTGTTACAGCGTATAGTAAAGCTTGTTTTTGAATATCAGATAACTTAGTATTAGATTTTATACCGCTCTGCAGCTCACTATATAATTGCTTTAAAGATATTTTTTCATCTAAAGTAATATTAAGCTGTTGTGGTTTTAACTCAAAAAACTCTCCTGCTTTTGCACCGGTAGGTTTTAAGATAATAGTGATACCGTCTTTTTTAAAATGACCTGTTCTAGCTTTTGTAGCTTTACCGTACTGTTCTGAGTTTTGTAATTTTGTAAACAGAGTAGGTCTGTCTTCGTCGTAAATTACTATAGCAGTTTTAGAAGCAGGTTTGATCTGTTCTTTTTCAATTCCAAGTAATTTAATTAATTCGTTAGCAATTTCTTTACCTCTGTCTGTAAGTACATCGAAATCTAACTTTTGAAGTTCAGTTACGATAGGATTAAAACCAAAGGTAGATTCAAATATCTTTATATCATCCTCATTTTTTATATCAGGATATCCTTTTTTGGTTCTATACGACCATTCTAATATGACTCTATCTATAAGGTTCATTATGCTTCTGGTTCTTCACCGGGTTCTTCAAACCCTAAATCTTCGTCTCCAAGATCTTCTCCACCTAAATCGTCTCCTCCAGCGGCTGGTGTGTCTAGTCCGGTGTCTCCACCTCCAGTAGATGCTCCGGCATCACCGAAATCTGCTCCTCCTTCGGCACCGCCTTCTAGTTCATCTTCAGGTTTTTCGACAGGTCCTTCTTTATATAGTATAGAAAGTTTATCTAAAGCCTGTTGGAAGTTATCTAACTGACCTAGATAATATCTTTTACCTAAGATGGTAGCTTCAAAGTTTTTACCCATCCATTTTAAAGTAAAAGATTGTCCATTAGTTAGATTAACTTTAAATGCTGTAGGACGAGGAGAGATATAATCTATAGTATCTACGAACTCTTTAAAGTCATCTGTCATAAGACGTAGTATAGTCTTTTTAAGGGTAGGAAACTTCTGTAGCATCTCATCAGTTGCATCTGGTAGTTCTGCTCCTTCTGCTTCTAATTCTTCTTCCTCTTTAAGTACTTCTTCGTTAGCCGATCTTATACGACGCATAACATCGTACTCGGCAGGAAACTCTTTTCGAAGGGTAGATTGAGTTGCTCTAAAAGTTTTCTTGATAGCTTCGAATAACTCTCTTACTTTCTTATTTTCTGCTACTTCTTCGTTTTTAACTAAATCCTTTATATTATCGACTGCATCTGAAAGATGAAAATATAGAGTTTTAAAAGATGGTAAATTGTAGACTTTATGCTGTCTTGCACCAGTTTCATCTCCTTCTTTAGCTTCAATGTATTTAAAGTATGAAGAGTAATCATCTGAGAAGAAGTCTTGCTCGTGTGTCTTACCGTATTTTTTTGTGACTAAGTCGATCATTGCCTGTTCGGCATCTTCGATAGCTATTCTCTCGCTTAAGTTAGGACGGGGAGTCTTATTTAGGTTAGGTGGAAAACCACCATAAAAAGCTCCTGCTTCACTAACGGCTTCGAAATAAGCTTCTTCTATAATTTGTTTAATATTCATTACTTCTTTTTCTTTTTGTAGCCTTTATGCCAATGTTCTTTTTGAGTAACTATCTGTAATTCTTCAACAGGTATATCTTCTACTACTTTTTTACCTTCTTTAAACAGTACGTCATAATGAGTTACTACATATTTACTGCCTTCTTTAATTAAGGTATGTTTTTCTGGTATACAGATACCTACACCGTAAGTTTCATGTACTACTTTAGCTGCACAATCATGTTTAAATCCAGGAGCTTTTTCATCTACAGTACCTGAGGAGCCTTTTCTATCCTTATAAAAGTCACGTTGTGCTTCAGATTCTCTGTCCAAACCAGTCATAACATGGTCAACTATATCTTTTAAACCTTCAGCTGAAATACTTACTGGTGTATAGTTTCCATCTGTCATATAAGAATCTTGTCCAACTACTCCAGAACGGCCTCTTTCTCTCATTCCAGCTTTAATAGCCTCTTCTTGATCGATTCTATAGCCGCCCATTCTGCTAATCGTAAATTCGTCGGTATCTTTATTATACTGAAATATTACTGATTGAGGAGATCTATCACTACCTCTACTTACCAAGTATCCTTTTACTCCTTCTTTAGGTGGATATCCATCTGGTCTACGTTCTGTTATATCGTATCCTTTTGACTTAAAGTAATCAAATAATCGGCCACCATCCATTTCTTCTTTTAATTCACCTTTTTCAGCTTTAGTAGCATAGATAGCTTTTCTTTGAGCGTCTGATTTATACTTACCTTCGTCTATATGCTTATTTACATATCTAGTTAAGTAGTCAACTCTAAGTTTGAATTTCTCTGCTGCTTTTTCGATTGCATCTTCTTTGTTAACTCCTTTATTAATTAGGTCTTTAACAAATTGTAATGCCCTTTTATCTTCGGCTGCAGCAGTAGAGCTATACCTTATTGGATCATGAAACATTCCTATTTCGTCTAGATCTTCTTCTTCATCGTAATACTCTTCTATTTCTTCGATGATTGAAGCTAAAGTAGTATCGTATCTATTTGAACTTGAACCTAAATCAAAAGCTCCGTATGCGTCTGCTTTAGATAACATTTTAGGAAAAGATTGTCGAATTATATCTCTGGCCTGTTCTCCTAAACTAGCAGCATCGTCTAAAATATTTTGTAGCTCGTAAAGAGCATCTGTTTGATCTCCTGATAATTCGTTTAAGTTTCTACCTTCTTTTACGTTCTTTTTAAAAGCATCAAGCTCTTTTTTATAGGCATCTTTATCTAAGACTTTTTTATCTTTATCGAGAATACCTTTTTTCTGCATACTAGCTATAAACTGTAATAACGCAGACTTTTTAGCAAGGCTTTTCTCTTTCGCTAAATCGGCTTTAGTAGGCTCTTCGTCTTCTTGTAAAGCTGCTGCTTGAGAATCTATAGCTGGTTCGTTAGTTTTAAAATCTAAATAATGTGTTGCTTTAGAAATATAATCTCTAGCTAACATTACTTTTCTCTGCCACCAATTTGGAAAATCAATTTCAGCATCTAAACTTTCATAATGCTTAAGTAATTTAAATAACTGAATAGAGTATTGAGCTATTTCGTATGCATCTTGTTTAAGCATTCCTGGTTCGTCATCTACATGACCTACATCTACATCTTCTTTATAATAGTCTGGATCTTCATAGTAATCATCCTCTTCTTTTCTACGTTTAACGTAATCAGTATCGAGTAATTTCTTCGCCATTGCGGCTGGTTTTAAATCTTCAGGGTCTACAAAAGTTCTAGGAGCCATAAAGCCTTTACCTTTAATTGTAGAACCAGCTTTAGGATCTGATCCTGCAAACTTGTCTTCTTCAGATACTTTACCCACTGCGGTATCGTAGTCCATAGGTTTGTTATATACTGATGCTGCTTTTTCAATAGCATTATCAATCTTATTTAATTGATCACCGTACATGTCAGCTACCGGTCCTCCTGTTGGTTCGATATCTGGATCGTTTTCCATTTCTCTTTCGATCTCAGCTCTTTTAGCTTTTAGCTTTTGAACTAAAGCTCTTGCTTGTATTTCTTTTCTAGACGGACCTACATTAGCTTTCTTAAGAGCATCTAATTTTTTCATATCATCAGCTCTCATCTTAGCTACTCTAGAGCGCATTAAGACTGGATCGTTTTGATCTAATGCTTCGTCTAATTCAGCGCTATGATCTGCTACATTTATACCGTGAGCTTGTAAATCCATTACAACATCGTGCATGAATGCCTCTTCTTCTTCTATTTTTGCGCGGATAGCATCCTTGTCCATATCAAAGTCATCTGCAAATTCGTTGAACATAAAGTAGATAATTGCATTACCTCTTCCGTCGTTATCAACGTAATCCATTTTCACAAAATTACCGTCTATATTCTGTGCTATTATTGCTTCAGCTTTTTTGAACTCTCTTCTTGGTACTT